TTTAAAGGAGGTTTTTTATGTCTAAAAGAGGAAATGGCGAAGGAACGATTTATTATAGTGAAAAACTAGGAAGATGGATTGGACAATTTTCCGCAGGCTATAAAGAAGATGGCACTCTTAATAGAATCTCTATTTATGGAAAAACAAGAAAAGAGGTTTCTGAAAAAATAATAGCCAAGCAAAGTGCTATAAATGGAAAAACATTTATTAATAAATCTATTATTACCTTTGAGCAAATAGCTTCAGCAGTAATTACTCAGCAATATGAAAATAATTTAATAAAAGAAGCTTCATATATGAGAAAAATCGATACTCTTAATTTAATAAAGAAAACAAGTTTAGCAAATATGAAAGTTCAACAAATAGAAATTATTCATATTAATAACGCTTTATCATCATTAAAAGATTATTCCAATTCTTCGATTAATAAAGTAAATATGCTAATAAATAATACATTAGATTACGCTGTTTTAAATAAGATTATTTCTAGTAATCCATATAAAATTAAAGGAGCTATTATAAAGCCTAAAAGTAATAAAAAAGACAAAAAGATTGAAGCTCTTACAATTGATGAGCAAAAAGCATTTATTAAAGAATTAGAGAATTCAAATGATGAATATAAAGATATATTATTAATTGCCTTATATACAGGAATGAGAATTGGAGAAATACTAGCATTATCTGCAGAAGATATAGATTTAAAGAATAATCTTATACACGTTAATAGATCTTTAACTAAAACAATGTATTCTATAATTATAGGCGATTCTACTAAAACATATTCAGGAACAAGAGATGTTCCTATATTGCCTCAATTATTATATTTACTACATTCATATAAAAATAGAATCGGTTTATTATTTACTAATAACGGAAAAATAATCTCTCCTAGCACAATTAATACTCATTTTAAAAAGATATGCAAAGATGCAGGAATCAGATCATATATTATAAAAAAAAGAAAAGATACTAAATTTGTCAACTTAAAAACATCTTCAGTTAATACTCATATTTTAAGACATACATTCGCAACAAGATGTATTGAAAGCGGAATGAGTGCTGTTGTTTTATCTAAGATTTTAGGACATAAAGGAATAGAGGTTACTTTAAATACCTACACATCTGTATTTAATAGATTTAAAGAAGAAGAAATACAAAAAGTTACAAGTTATTTTAGCTCTATGTGAGATTGCATTAATTTTACATTAAAATAAGCAATAAATATTGATATCTAGCGTTTTCATAAGGTTTCCTGCACCAAATGGAATAGTTTTTTGACTATTCCATATTTTTTTAAAATCGTACAAGTATTGAAAATACTGACTTTTTATTTTTTCTAAACTTTTGAAATTAACTCAAATTAACCAAAAATAATTGGCGTTGCATTAAAATTGCATTAAAATTGACAATAAAAAAAGCTCTAGAAATCAACATTCCTAGAGCATTTATTTTATTTAATTGCATTACCAAGTTTAACTATCAGATCATCTCCGTACCTGTAATAATCAAGATATTTAATAGTCTCATCAGATAATATAGTTTTTAGTTTTTGAATAGATTCTTTTTTATTTAATTCATTTATATACTTAGGTCTACCGTATCCATCTATACTAGAGTTATTTAATGCGTATTTTTTTCTTGCCACAGCTCCACCATTTGCTACTACGCCTAATGCAGAAGATGTATTTCCTTCTATCGTATATACATAATTAGAATCCACATCGTATACTAGCCCTGTATGATAAATACCATTAGAATTTTTAAAGAATATCTGATCTCCTCTTTGTGCCTTATAAAAATATTGATTAATTGATTTAAAATAATTTGCGCTATATGGAGTTCCTGCTCCTAAAGATCTGTCCGGCTGATTCAATAATTCTTTTGCCCTATCAACTCCTAAAGCTTTTACAAAGCACCAATCCACAAAAACATCACACCACGCATAGCCATTTTTCTTTCCGTTATAAAAATTAGGTATATTATCTAGATCTCTTGCATATTTTGTAAAGTTATTAGTTCCTGCATTAGCCAATTTATCATCTAATTGAGCATTTGTTTTTTTCTCTAAATATCCCTCTTCTGCAAGAGCGATGCTTAATACTTTATCTAATTCTTTCATAACTATTCTTCTCCTTCTTCAATCATATTAACCTCAGGTAATCCTGCACAGCTTGTTAATAACGATAAGATTCCTGCTACCGCTGAAGCACTTAATACTGCTATCCAATTTATTTCGTGCAAATATGCTCCTGTTCCAATTGTAGCAACTGCTGTCTGACATACTGTCTTAATTGCTCTGACTAGCGCACATTTTAGCCATCTTGTTTTCATAGAAAAGCCCCCTTTCTTTATTTAATCTACGATCTTAAATTTTCTTACTTTTTCTATAATATTAAATACAAAAGAGTTTCCTTTTAATTGTTTGTATAAAACAAAGCTTGTCTCTATACTTTCAAGCTGATATTTAGTAATTGTTTCCGCATCTTTACATCTATCATAAATTTCAAGTATATCGTTTCTCAAGCTACATTTAGTAGCTTCTATCATAGCTATATAAAATTTATAAGCACCAATTAAAAAGGTACAAATAAAGACTATTTGTACCCAAAAATTTTTAATTAATTCTAGAATATACACCTGTTATTCCTCCTCTGTTTCTACGCTGTCTCCGTTTTTTATATCAATTAATCTGCTAATTTCTTCTACATCTGACTCTTCTAAAACGCCTTTATCTAGCCAACTTGCTGTATTTAGTATAACTTTATAATCAGGCTCAACTCCGATACTTTTTATTAGTCCTTTTTTTACAAACTGTCTTAAACTAAACATTATAAAACACCTCCTAAATCGATTATTGCTTGCTGTATTTCAGCTATTTCTTTTTCTAATTGTTTATTACTTTTATGAGCGTTAAATTCTGTTCCATCATATATTAACTCATATTCTTTATCTAAATCTTCTAATTCATTAACTTTTTTAAACCCTAAATCATTAATATTTAAATAGGTAAATAATCTCTTATCATAATTATACATATATCCTTCAGTAATCTGAAAATCCCACAAATACGGTCTTTTATACGATGCGCTATAATAGCCTGTTGTAACAAGCCTAATAGCTTTATAATAATTTTCAGATGTAATTGTTACAGTTTTTTCAATCGTGCTTGTAGAGGTATTTCCTACATCGCTAGCTATAGTTTCCCATTCGCCATTAGTCTTTAATCCTTCTAAATATGAGTTACTTTTCCAATATGAAATTCTCATTGTTAATGTTGTTATTCTTAGCAAAAACGGAAATTCTATTTGCCAATAGGCGTTATCAGATGAAGATAAATCTGATGCAGGTTGCCAAGCACTTGTATTCACCGCAGAAATAAGCCCATTTCTAACATAGTATGCAGGATTTCCTTCTGAAGATGCGCTAGCAGTAAATCCACCATCTATATTTTGATACATATTAGGAATAACGCTTGTAGTTATATGTGTAACATTTGAATCATCGCTTTGTACGTTTAATAACGTTCGCATATTATTAAAATATCCATTAATCTTATTATTTAACGTTAATTTATTTCCTACCATTTCCCATTCAGTAATCTGAATTTCTGCAACATTAACGTAAGCTGTGCCTGTATTCCTAGTAATATATACTCTATAATATTTATAAAATGTATTATTATTTAAAGTTATTTCTTCTATATCTGTCTGTCTTGATGTGCTTGTATATAACGAATTCCAATTGCTATTATCATTGCTTCCTTGAATACTCCAAGATGTTAAGTTAGTAGCATTTGTAGCGCCAACTAATGTTTTCATTTTTTTTATTTTTAACTGATAAGGGAAATCTAATTTTAACCATTCTTCCGTTGTGTTACTTGTTTGAGGTTGCCACTTAGTAGAGGTATCTCCATCACAAGCCTTGTCAGGAGCAAGCGTAGAAGCTGATGTTCCTGTAGCAACTCTACTAACCGATAATTTAATTCCGTTTGAGGTATAATTTGTATCATCAATTTTACCCCAAGTTTTAGGAATTAAATCGGTATAATATGTCTTGTTAATTTCTCCTATACTTACATCAGGGATATTATATCTATCAACTCTGCTTCTTTCGCCTACTAATTCTTCCGTATTATCATCAATTTTATCAAATAATACCTTATTTACGTTTGTTCCTTCCTCTACCGGCTCATCTTCTCTTTTAATATACTCATATCTTAATAAATTACCTGAATTATCATATACTCCATAACGGATCGCCCCATTACTTAAAACGTTACTTGCCACCCTATCTATTGCGTTAATCTTCTGTATACTCAAATCAATCCCTCCATTCCACCGCTATAGAATGTTCCGCATTTACGGAATTCTGCGGTCATTTTAAATATTAAATCATTAATTTCAAATAATATCTTTTCCACAGCATTTGCTTTTTGTATAGTCATATTTTCTAAACTTGTAGGAATATTAGTAAAGGAATAATAAGCTTGTTTTAAAGTATTTACATTGTTTCGTATTCGTTCTATTTCAGATACTGTCGGCATATCATATATTGTCCAATTAGTTTTTATTATTATATTACAATAATAATGATATGTATTTAATTCTCCCTCTATATATTCGCACCATTCTTCGATCCTATTTAAATCGTTATAATTATAAAAAGCTTTTGCTGTGTTATTATTTAAATCAG